AGGAACCAAAAGCACAGGTCTTACTGGCAAATGTAAACGACAAGCTTTCTTTAGATATGCTACTGATTCATACTTGTTCTACGACAACTTATCTGATTATGAAAAGTTTTATAATCATGTAATTGAAAACAAATTACCTACTTCTACTTATTCTCAATGGATTTTTAGACAAGGTGATCTTTATGAAGATCACTGCATTAACCTTGCTAAAGAAGCAGGTGTTTTCATAGATACTCAAATTAATGTTTATATTCCTAGGTATAATGTATCTGGGAAAATAGACTTAATTGTTATTAACCCTGAAACCTCTCAATATCATGTAGTTGAGGTTAAATCTGTTTATGGATTTAATGCTAACTCTGTACTTGGTACAGATGCTCAGCATAAGCGTGGTTTGATGGGTGAACCTAGAGAGTCTCATTTGATGCAACTTGGTATTTATCAATGGTGGTTTGCAAATAATAATGAGAACTTTGGTCCAGGATTACTTGTCTATGGAAGTAGAGATACTGGTAGGTATGGTGAGTATTATGTCACTGTTGAAAAAAACGAAGAAGATGGTCTTGAGTATATTTACTATCAGGGTATAGCTCCAGTTATTACTCAAAAAGTAAATAGTGGCATTTCTCTTAAAAGCATTATGGAAAATTATGCTTCTATAATTACTGCTTTAGAAAATAGAGAAATTCCAGAAAGAGGCTTTGATCTTTTATATTCTCAAGACAAAATAAAAGAACTTTATGATGCTGGAGAACTTTCAAAAGCAGATACCGCTCAATATGAAAAACGCAAAAAACAACTTGAAGAAGGCAAGTCAAGAGTTGTTAAAGCAGTTGAAAAAGGTGATTGGCAATGTAGGCTTTGCGAATATAAGGAGATTTGTTATGACAAATCTGCAAATCCAAAAGAACTATCCTTTTTTAATTGAGCTGAATCTAAACAAAACAATAAAAAGAAAGTTTTATTTTAAACAAGAAATAGAAGCTTATACTTTTTTTTATGCAAATTTAACTAAAGAAATTTCTTCTATTTCTTCTAAAAAAATTAACTATTATAATGCTTTTCTTTTTAATGTCGCTGATGGTAATAAAAGATTGCTGACTAAAAAGAACTTAACAAGGATAACGTTGTGACATCACCTATTTTTGATTCTAACTATAAACTTTTTAAAGATTGTTACCTGTCTACTAATGATGTTTTACTTATGCCTGATACAGGTATTGTAAAATCTAGAAAAAACCTAAAGATAGATGAAACTTTTCTATACAGTAGTCCTATGGATACTGTTTCTAGCATAGATTTAGCGGACAAAATGATTGATACAAATCAAGCTTATGTAAGCTGCAGGTTTTTATCAAAATCTGATCGTCTTAAAGAGTTAAATGTATTTAGTAATTCTAAAAACTACTGGTTTACTGTTGGCACTTCTGATGAAGATTTTCAATTCATTGAATCTTGGTGTCTTAAAAATAAAAGTAAAAAGCTAAATATTGCTGTTGATGTCGCTCATGGCGACACTATACATATACATCAAATATATGAAAAGTATAGTAATCAAAAATGGTGTGCCAATCTTATGTCTGGCACAGTTGCTACTTTTTCAAGTGCTAGAAATTGTTATGAATATGGCTGTACCCATATTAGAGTCGGTATAGGACCTGGTAGTGCTTGCAGTACTAGGATTGTTACAGGTTGTGGAGTCCCCAACCTTTCGGCTGTTTATAATGTTTGGCTTGGCTTTCAAAATCTTATGATTGATGATGAGGTTGTTATAATTGCTGATGGCGGTATAAAAACTTCTGGAGATATAGCTAAATATTTAGCTGCTGGAGCAAACGCCGTTATGGTTGGCAATCTACTATCCAAAACAAACGAGAGTGGAGGCTGGCAAATAAATAAGCTCATGCAACTTTTCAATAAGCTCTCATTCGGTTATTTGTTTAAAAATTATATATACAAACAATATAGAGGTCAGGCTTCTTATGAATTCCAAATTCAACGCAGAGGCTCTGTTTCTGGAACCCCAGAAGGTGTTCAAGGTCCTATTCAATATCCTCAGTATACTTACTTTAATTTTTATCAAAACTTACAAAATGCTCTTAAATCTACGCTAAGCTATGTTGGACTCAATACTATCTTAGACATGAATCCCAATAATATAAAGCTTATAAAGATTACAGAAAATGGAATTAAAGAAAGCAAACCGCATATTCTCTAACAGAATATTCATTACAGGAGACCCTATTATAGATCATTACAATGATTTTGTAATGCCTGGCGGAGTATTAAATGTTATAAATAATATCTCTTTTTTTACTGATTTTTTTGATAAATATCTTCCTTTTGAAGATTTTATTAATTATTTTCATCCTAATTATAAAAAGATTTACAATTTTTACAGCTCATTAGATAAAGATATATTTGCACCCTTAGTTGTTTGCTCTGATTATAACAAAGGATTTCTTACAGCTACTTCTAATATAATCTGCTCTGATCTACTTATAGTAGATTCAAAATATAATACAATATCTAAAACACTATTAAAAAATTCTAAAATAAAAATTCTAAAACAAACTTGTACAGATTATTTTGACGAAGATTTATTTAATTATTTTGACTACATAATATTCACTAGTCACAATAAAAATATAAAACTTTATGATTCAAATAAAAATCTTCTTAATACTTTTTTTGTTAATGATTACAAAGCTATAAACTCTATTGGTGCTGGAGATGTATTTGTAGCAGCTTTAGCTTTTAACCTATTTAATTACATTGACAACTTAAATTTACCTGTAATATTTACAGGAGTAGAACAAGCTGCATATTTTGCATCTCTCTCTACTCTCACCCCCTATACTTCTAATTTAAAGGAATTAAATGTATATTACTGACATTGATGAAGTCGTAACATTGTTGCGTTCTAAATTAGCAGACTACTTGTTACTGTCTTTAGGTGAGGAAAACTTTTCTCATACTAAAAAATTCAGATGCTTTGTCCATGATGACAATAGCCCAAGCATGTGTCTTAATCCAAAAACAGATAATGAAACTGTTAAATGTTTTTCTTGTGGCTTTCATGGCGATATCTTTACTGCAGCTGAACAATTCGACCAGCTACCTACTAACGGTCCAGAATGGTTAACTGTTACTATTCCCACTTTGTGTGATAAGCTTAAGATTAATTATTCGCCTGGCACTTTATCTGTAGTAGATAAAGAAAGAATCTCTCTTTATAAACTTGCTCAAGATATTTCAGATATTTTGGCTTCTCAAAAGAGTAAAGATAATAATTATCTTGTCGAGAGAAATTGGATTCAATCTTTTCTCCCTCTAGGCACTATAGATCCAGATGAATTAATTGCCAAGCTTGTAGCTAATGGTTGGGATGCTTCTTTTATTAATACTAGTTCCTTTATTAGAACTAGATACATGTCTTTCTTTGGGAAAGACAAAGTTACTTTTGCTATCAAAGATCACTGCAAGAGAACAGTTGGCTTTATATGTAGAAATTTAAACTTTCAAGAAGAAGGTATACCCAAGTATGTAAACACTCCAGAAACCTCTATATACAAGAAAAATCAAAGCCTAATGGGTATTGATGTTGCTTATAGGGAAGCTAAAAAGTACGGATTGTATATTGTTGAAGGTCCTGGTGATCTAATGCAATTGTACAGACTTGGCATCAAGAACGCTGTGGCTGTTTGCGGTACTGCATTTACTGAAGCACATTTGCTTTATTTAAAAACTCTTGGGATTAGAAAAATATATCTTAACTTTGATTGGGATTCAGCAGGCTATGCTGCTACTCAAAGAGTTCTTGAGAATATACTTAAAGTTACTTCTGGCATTAACACTTATGTTGTGATGCCTCCTAATGCAGAAGCCAAAGACACTGATGAATATTTGAAGGAAAAGTCCTCTCCATCTGACTACTTAGATTTGAATAAAATCTCAGCATTTGAATGGCAACTAAATAGTTTTTCTGAAAGCGATACTCCAGATATTATCTGTCAAAAGATGATTCCTATTATTGCTGCAGAAGAAACAGGAGTTAAAAGAGAGTTACTTATTAAGGAACTTGCTCAACATACAACTGTATCAACTGCTGCTATTAGTGCCGATGTTTCTGCTATCAGAAACAATA